GGAAGCTCCAATGGTCATGTCCGATATTGATGGCTATGTTTCACAGGTTGATGGCTCATGGATTAAAAGCCGAAGTCATCATAGAAATCACCTAAAAGAACATAGGATGATTGAATTAGGCAACGATGTACCAATGCAACGCAAAGAAGCAACAATTAGCACAAAGTCCCAAGAAGCTAGGAAACGACAAATAGCAGAATTGGCTTATGCAAAACTCAACTACCGATAACTTGGAGAAGAAAATGGCAGATTTAGACCGCAGAGACACAATAATGGCAGCGATGGAAGCTGCTGAAGAAGGCACTTTAGAGACTCCTGAAGAAAAGGAAATCGAAGTCGTAGAAGATGATATTGCTGAAGAAGCTGCTGAAGATTCCTATGAAGAACCGATTGAAGCTACTCAAGAAGCAGAAGAAGCTGAAGAAGAACCTGCTTTAGCTAGACCATCTACATGGAAAAAAGAGTATTTACCTATATGGGATAAGCTGACCCAAGGCGAACAGCTAACCAAAGAAGAATCTATTAAGTTGGCTCAATATTCCAATCAAAGGGAATCTGAATACAAAAAAGGCGTAAGCACTTATAAGGCTGAAGCTGATAGAGCAAGGTCTCTAGAGGATGCTGTTGCTCCTTATGCAAATGACTTGCAAAAGCGTGGAATTAAACCTGAGCAGTACATTTCTAATCTAGCAAGAGCAGACCAAATACTAACTAATGCACCAATGCAACAGAAAGTACAAATATTTCAACGACTTGCACAAGATTATGGTTTACAATTAAACAACCAAGGTCAATTTGCAGCTCCACCGCAAGTAGATGCTTATACGCAACAACTGATGAACCAGCTAAACATGGTGAATCAAGAGGTTTCTACAATAAAAGGTAGATTCCAACAAGAAGAAGAATCTCGTCTAAATAACGAGATTGAACGAGTAAGAAGTAATGTGGAGAAGTTTCCGCATTTTGATGTGGTAAGGGAAGAAATGGCTCAACTACTTGAGCTAGGGCAAGCCCAAGACCTAGAAACGGCTTATGCCAAAGCGGTACGCTTAAACGATGATGTATGGGCAGTTGAACAGGAACGACTCCTGAAAAATGCTCAAAGACAGTCATCCAAAGCAACGCAAGTAGCTAGAGCTAAGGCTGCTGGAGTAAGTCCGAAGTCCGTTACACCTAGCGGAAAAGTGGCTGACACAGGAGATAAAAAGGATAGACGGTCTCAAATTTCCGAGTTGCTCGGAGAAGCGATGAACCGTAGGGTTTAACTAGCCAATTTTGGCACATTTTTTTAAGGAAATATCATGGCATTTGCTAACTCAGCAATCACCGATATTATCGCTACCACTATTCAAAGTCGTAGCGGTGAATTGGCAGATAACTTAACACAAAACAACGCAATCCTACAACGCCTCAATTCTAAGGGCAATGTAAGACCTTTTTCCGGGGGAAATGTAATCCTGGAAGAAATTTTTTATGATGACAGCGCAACTAATAACGCAAATTCCTATAGTGGCTATGAAGTTTTAAATATCGCCCCGGATTCGCCAATTTCTGCTGCCCAATATAAGATTTCTCAGTACGCTGACTCAGTAACAATGAGTGGTCTTGAAATGTTGCAGAACAGCTCTAAAGAAGCAATCATCGACTTGTTAGATGGTCGTATGCAAGTTTCTGAAGCTCGTTTGCTTAATCGAATTTCAGGCGATTTGTATGGAGATGGAACCGGGAATGGTGGCAAAAACCTGGATGGACTGGCCGCAGCCGTTAGCGCAACTCCAACCACAGGCACATACGGTGGTATCAATCGTGCTAACTGGACTTTTTGGCAGAACCAAATCACTACTGGTGTAACAACAACTCCTGCAACAACAAACATCTTAGCTAAGATGACTGAAGCTGCTATCAAGCAGATTCGTGGTACAGACAAAGCTGACTTGATTGTTGCTGGTAACACTATGTATTCCTTGTATGTAAACGCTTTGCAGTCTATTCAGCGTATTGCATCCGAAGAATCAGGTGCTGCTGGTTTCGCATCTTTGAAGTTCTACGGTGGCGGTACATCTGCTGATGTGGTACTCGGTGGCGGTTATGGTTCACAAGAAACAGCTACATATATGTATATGTTGAACACTAACTACATTTTCCTACGACCACATAAAGAGCGTAATTTCGTTCCTATCGGTGGTGAACGCCAATCCATTAACCAAGACGCTATCGTTAAATTGTATGGCTGGGCCGGCAATCTAACTACTTCTAATAGCTTCTTGCAAGGCTTATTGACAACCTAATAGATTGGGCGAAAGCCCTTTCTAATCTTGTCTATTTAACATTTAAGGAAATAATCATGGCATATACCATTACCCCTTTATCAGGGATTGATTTAAACGATACTCAAACTGTTGCGGAACTTGCTACTAATGGCACTACTTCCCCAACCTTTGGCCCTTTAGGTGCAGAAGTATTTGCATCTGATGGTCGTAGATATGTTTGGGCTAAAGCAGGAGCTACTATTACTCCAACAACAACCGCTTGCACAGTTAATGCTTCTACTTTTGTAGCAACATCAACTGGCGGTGCTTACATTTCACCAGCAGTTTCAATGACTTCAGGTGATTATGGTTGGTTTGGCGCAGCATCTGTTTAATCAGTAACTTGTAGTACCATAGGGATTCCTTCATAAGAGGAGTCCCTTTTTCTTTTAATAACCCTAACTACTTAGGAGATTTAAATGGCATTTTTACCATCCGATGAGAATGGCGCAGATTCACGCCTTTCAGTAAAGTTCTATAAACGGTCTATGAAGCAAGAAGATGAATCAGCGATTGCTGGTAGACCAATCTTCAAAGAGTTCGATTTTGTGCATATTTGTGTACCAGGCGATACCCTGACAGAAATTGACACATACGCCAATGATTCCCATAAATCTCGATTTCCACGCCAATGGGCGCATTATCAAAACCAAGTAGGCAGTCAAGAGCAGATAATTGGTACTCCTATTGAGGAATGGACAATTATTAGTCGTTCTCAAGCTGATGAGCTAAAAGGCATTAAATTTGCTACTGTTGAGTCCGTTGCTAATGCTTCTGACCAACAATTACAGCGTATTGGAATGATTGCTGGTATGAACCACTACGCCTTTAGAGACAAAGCTAAAGCCTTCCTAAACCTTGCTGAAAAAGTAGGCGATGTAAACCAGCGTGAAGAAGAACTATCCAAGTTACGCTTAGAAAACGAAGCTATTAAAGCTCAATCCGATGCTAAGTTAGCTAAGATGCAAGAACAGATGGATGCTTTGATGACAATGGTAGCTGAAAAGAAACCTAGAGGCAGAGCTAAAAAAGAAGTAGTAACAGAATAAAATTAGGGGATATTTCCCCTTTTTTTGTTTATAATCAAAACAAATACCCAACTACTTGGGGAAAACCAAGTAAAGGATATATATGTCACAAACAATGCTTCAGCTTGTCCAACAGACAGCAGCCGAACTTAACTTAGCAGTTCCATCCTATGTAGCTGGAAATACATCACAAGATGTACAGCAAATATTGGCATTGATGAACGGCTCAGGCTATGATTTGGTCAAAGAGTACGATTGGCAAGCATTACAGGTGCAATATCGTTTCTATACACAAGCTATTACTACCAATGCTACATCAGTTAATAATTCGTTGATATTAAATGTAGATTCAGGAACAAATATAGCTGCTGTTACTAGCCAATGGGGTATTACAGGCTATAACATTAATCAAGATACTCAAGTAGTTTCAGTTGCTGGTCAAAACATTACCATGAGCCAAATGGCATCAGGTACAGGTACAGGTAGCGTTGTTATAGCTCAAACTGCTTATGACCTTCCGTTTGACTTTGAACGCATTACCAATAGAACTCAATGGGACAAATCTAAGCATTGGGAAGCTCTTGGCCCTGAAGATGCACAGCAGTGGCAATGGCTTAAATCAGGATATATTTCGACTGGGCCACGCATAAGATGGCGTATTTTGGATAACCAATTCCAAATATGGCCTGTCATGAATACGCAAGAGTATTTAGGTTGGGAATACAAGTCTAAAGGATGGGTAAGAGCAGCAGATGGAACTGTTAAAAACAGCTTTACTGCCGACTCAGATACTACTGTTTTAGATGACAGAATTATTGTTTTATCCACCAAAATGAAATATTGGGGTATTAAAGGCTTTGACACTACAGTTGTTTCACAAGATTATGCTCGTTATTTGTCTGTTGCTAAAGCTCAAGATAAAGGTGCGCCTAACCTGTCATTTGCGCCTTACCCAAGTAAAGTCCTTATTGGTTATGCCAATATCCCTGATACTGGTTACGGCTCATAATGCAACCCAAACAAAATACCGCTTCAACAGCTTCTATTCCTTCTCCTATTGGCGGTTGGAATGGCAGAGATTCATTAGCTAATATGGCTGCTACTGATGCTGTTCAGCTAGTAAATTGGTATCCTACCCCTACAGATGTAACAATGCGTAAAGGCTATGATGTAGTTTCTATACTGACTACTTCTACAGGCGTAAAAACCATTAGTAGTATTACCTATAGCGGACTTGTTGCTACATTAACGACAGCTACGGCTCATGGTCTAACAACAGGCGTTTATGTGTCCATTACAGGCACAACGCCTGCTGCCTATAGCGGTGTATACAAGATTATTGTTATTAGTACTACAGCGTTTACTTATGAAATGACGGCTATTCCTGCTAATAACGCTACAGTAGTAGGAACATACTTAAACCAAGCTGTAACTCCTGTAAATACTTTAATGAATTACCCAACTACTAGCGGATATAAGCTATTTGCTGCTGCTGGTACAAAGATTTGGGATGCTACCAGTTCTACGGCAACTACATCATTTTCAAGCCTTACTAGCGATAAATTGCAATATGTCAATTTTACTAATACTGCTGGTAATTTTCTTGTTACTTGTAATGGCGTAGACCCTGTAACTATTTATGATGGTACAAGTTGGTTTACAGTAGCCACAACAACTACAGCACAAACTATTTCTACTATTACAAGAGGTGGTACAGGTAATTTAACCGCTACTTTAACTACTGCTAGTCCTCATGGGCTTGCAACTAATAATCGAGTAACTGTATCAGGTGCTACGCCTACTCAATTTAATGGCACTTTTGTTATTACAATAACTGGAGCTTCTACCTTTACTTACACAATGGCTACTGCCCCTTCAGGGGATGCTACAGTTGTAGGAACATACACTACTGTTGGAATAACAGGCGTAAACAGTAACACATTTGTTAATGTCAATTTGTTTAAAAACAGGCTTTATTTTACCGAAAAAGACAGTTTAAATGTTTGGTATTTACCAGTAGACTCTATTGGTGGTACTGCTTCACCGCTTTATTTTGGCAGTATTGCTCGTAATGGCGGTTTTTTACAAGCAATGGGAACATGGACTATTGACGCTGGACAAGGCGCAGATGACTATGCTGTGTTTGTAACCAGTATGGGCGAAGTCATTGTTTATAACGGTACTGACCCTAGCTCTGCTACTACTTGGGCATTAAAAGGCGTATGGCAATTAGGTCAAACTTTTAATCGTAAATGCTTTTTTAAATGGGGTGGTGACCTTCTTTTGCTAACTCAAGATGGTTTAGTGCCTTTGGCTTCTGCGTTACAGTCTAGCCGATTAGACCCTAGAGTAAACCTT